GATTCCGTTTTGTTGCATTTGTAAATCTCTTCAATAACTGGAATAGAGCGGTAATTTTCGATTGTTTCTTTATCTGTTTTATAAAAACCAGTTTCTGTTTTTGGCCACGATGGAATATTAAAACTTTCAATTAATTTTTGAATGGCTTTATTGTCTCTTTTTTCAGGTTTTCCTTTGATAATTTTAATGGCACCATTTTTAAAATGTTTTTCTGTCGCAGGGGTTTCTTGCAAATAAATAGAAAACGGCGATAAACTGTTTACCGCATCGCGTGCGTCTTTAATAATTTCAGGAGTCTTTGCCATAATTTTATCAAGTAATTGTTTGTTAATTGGCAATCCTGTTTGCTCACAGATTCCAATGCACGCAGAATACAACCCACGATTTAACATAGAATCATGAAAGTTTCTCAACCCCATCCTGTGATACTCTGCTTCTATTTTGTTTCGCACAGAATAAAGAAACGACACATCACTTAAGCAATAATTCATAATTTCATGTTTATGGTTTGTGATATTGTCTTTATCCCCTGAAATTATAATTTCTCTCATTGTGTTTTTTTGCGAAGAACTTAAAACGTGTTGCGTTGTCTTAAAGACTGCATTAATTAAGTTTGAGGGTACTTTGCTATGCTCAAAGAGTTCTTCGTGGTCTTCTTCGCTATTTATTTGATTTATCTGTTGACTAAACTTTGGGGGTTCTGAAAATTTTTTAAGCCCTGTGTGATCAATGTAAGAACCATACAAATAACGGTAATTTGAGTTTTGCAGCATTTTAAACTCGGCGTACAAATCAACCCACTCAAAATCAAGCGGGTTGCAACTGAGCGCAAGTAAACAGCGAGACTCTGCAACGCCGTAATAGACGATTAGTTTTTGTATTTTTTGTAAATCATTTATCAATTCTTTTGTATCAGAGTTATCCAGTAGCCAATAGGTTTTATTCGCAAGAGCAGCACAGACTAAAGTTGGGTGTTCATTGTTAGCACCGAAGAATTCAAAGTCGAGGACTGCTTCATTCATGCAATTCCCCATTAATTGATTTAATAATATCTTCAGCACCATATTTCGCATTGATATTCATTAAAATAGAAAGATTGCACGCAGCATGTGCAAAATGTGGTTGTTTACTTTCTAAATCAAAAAACTCACCAAGCCTGACTTTTTCAATGTGTCTCATCAGCGCATCGTAAATATCTCCCGCATGTTTTGGTGTGATATTTCTGTGAGAATCGAGACCATGCTTTGCGATACCTTGTCTAAAAATCATCGCCATATCATGCAACAAATGAGGACTGATTGCGCGGTAGTGTCCTTTTAAAATCAAGTCATCTTTTGTACTAATTCCATCAGAAAAATTTCTCTTAAACGGGCAGAGTTTAATTCCTGAAACACTGGTGAGATTTTCATTTGTTTCTAATTCGTGAATCGTGGAGCCGTATTTTTTTCTAAAGACGTAGGGGTAATGCCCCGGGCGTATTTGTTGCAATCTAAAAATATCATCAATTAAAAATTCAGAATTTGTGGTTTCAATAATTTTAAATTTATCGCCAACTCTATATAAATTGTCTGTCATAAAATTCAAATCCTTTAAATTTTTGCGGGGCTAATGGTTCATTGGATGATGGAATAAAAATGCGCTGTCCTGATTTTGGAGGTGTCACTTGAATATGAACCCATGTGGGCGTATATCTAAAGTCTTCAAAATACACGCCATGAATTTCTGCTGCGATTAAATTTTCTAAAATTGCATGCATTAATAAAAAGGGTTTCATATCCAACAAATCCACAGCTTCACATGTGATGTGTTTACTTTTAACTGCTGCGTTTTTGATGCTATCATTTAATTGTTGGGGTCTCCAGCCACTTGTCACTTGCACATCGTTTATGTGAATTTCCTTTAAAAAATTATTAATTTTTTCAAGTGTGGCCATCATTGTTTTTTCAAGTTTTTTATTCCAATCTTCATAATATATAACATCTCTTCGTTTTAAATAATCGTCCGGTGTAATTAATGGCATACTTAACCTTTAATTTGTATGAAAGGGGTCATAATAGACTCCTTTTTTATCCAACGCTTTTAAACCATAAATGCGGCCATGTTCGGCTTTAATGCTGTGTTCATTTTTTAAATATTTTAAGAAATTAGACAGGCCATAATTCTTTTTAAATTCTTTTAAGTTTGTCATGCTTTGCAATGATTTATAAAACAAAGACTCATCAATTTCTGAATTTGGATCTAAAACAAAATCCCCAGAGCGGATAATTTTTGCCCACAATTCTTGATTCATGACAAGCTGTGCTTTGTCTTGTAAACTTTTAAATTGCGCTTGCTGGTTGGGACTTGGTAACACTGTCCAATTTTGCCCGATTTTTTCATAACAGATTCTACAATAATTGATAAAGTCATTAAAATTTTGCCCTAAGTAATTCTCATACATTTCTTTTGAATAAAATTCTGTTGCTTTCAACGGCTCAAATTTAAATAAACGGAGTCTGCGCAATTCGTAGGAGTCGCCGTCAATTTCAGGGAGCACGTTTGAATCAATCATCAACAAACCCGACAATGTGCCTGTGAATCTATCTTTTCCTTTTTGTTCAATGCTGACAATACTATCTCCGGTTAATTGTTTCACTTCTGCTTTTTGCAAAACTCGTGGATTATTATTTTCAGAAAGAACAATGAGGGCTTTATTGAACATGCCAAAATTTGAAAATTGGTTAGAACTATCAAAGCTCGCGACAACATCTTTTCCAATTTTTCGTCGTAGCATTCCCGTAAATGAAGATTTCCCCTCGCCGCCCTCGCCGTATAAATAAATAACATACGGCGATTTATGGCCATTAAAACAAATCCAAAGTAACGCGCACAATCTATCACTGTCTGTCACGCGTCCAAGTAATTCTTTTAAATGTGGATTGAGTTGTGGTTGTGCAATGTAGTCATACTGTAATTTATGCGCAGAAAATTCTTGGCTGGTCGAGAGTGTGAGCGGTTTGATTTCATAATCAATTATCATCGGAGTTTTTGTATACAGTGAGTTGATAATTGAATTGACTAAAAGTTTGATGCAACTCTCAATTGTCACATGATGCCGTTTCTTTTTTTCCGTCCGCTGTTGAATTTCTTTATGCAACAGCGCCATATCTTCAGGATAAAGATTCGCAAGCAACCGCACAAGCTCATCAGTACCTGGGAGCGATGAGGCAATAAGTTTTGCTCGAGTGCCATCAATTAAATAAATCAGTTTCTGTTCCGGATTATTTTTATTGAGAACAATTTGGAATTTATCAATGACATAACTAAACGAGTGAATAACTTGATCCATCTCATCAAAACATTGATCGACAAAGTTTTGACGGTCGCGGCATTTCTCTTTTAAGACTTCAATAATTTTTTCAACTTCATGAATCTCTGCGCCGAGGTCAAGGATTTCTTGTATAAGTTTTCTTTTCTCCACGGGTTGATTCGCATAACGTCCTGCGTGGTGATAAAAGGTCTCGCCATTCACTCGGTACTTTTTCAGCAAAGTTGATAATTCCACTTTCAATATCCTTTTTTGCTTTTTTATGTGCTATGTGTGCTTCTTTTTCTGTTGCAAAATAGCCAAGACAAATTGCTCTACTTTTATAGTAAATTCGAGCATTCCAAGGTTTTGTTTTTTTATCTTTGCGAAAACTTGCGCCAACCAAATACTGTGACGATTTTCTATGGGCTTGCAATTCATATTTATTGCAGTGAACAAGATTTAAAAAGCGCAAATCGTTTGGGTCTTTGTTGCGAAAACTGATAAATTGGTGCGGCCATAATTTAGTCATATAAAACCATGCAAGACGATGAGCGGCATAGTCTTTTTTACCAATTCGCACAAAAGAATAACCGCGAGACGGCGCAAAAAAAACCGCGTTGCTGCCTTTTCTAATTTTGTGTTTATTTATTTTCCAGGTAAAAATTCCGGTTTTGGGATCATAGTGTATTTGTCGAGTCAAATCATAATAACTTAACACACGTCGCCCTCTTATTGATTTATTTTGTAACGTCATCTATATTAACATATGTAATTTTAAAACAAAAGGATATGGATGACGAAATTTAATGCAGCATTGGTTCTTCAACATATTGGGGTGCAATGGCGCCACGGGCAATTAAGAAGAAATGGCAAAGTTGTAAAATATTCTACAGTTAAAAAAATATTACAACAGCACAACCCGGAATTAACGGATTCAGAAATTTGGCAAATTGTATTTAATGATATTAGCACGTATGCAGAGTTTCGCCCGTCTCTCAAGACAATTTCAGAATGTTTACGAAAAGAAGGCGCAGACAAACGACGCAGGCTTGAAGAAAATAAAACGCGAAGATTTAATAATTTATTACGTAACAGTCATCCTGAAGATTTTGGGTTGCAAGATTACGCACGAATGCCAGCGGGTCATGTTGTCGCTGCGATTCTTGCCGCACACCCTTATTTAAAAGAAGACCAAGCTAAGAAAGTGTTAGGCTCATGGATACTACGTCGCTTATAAAGATTTTAGAAACGCCTTGTATTGCCATTAATAATTTACACATCAAAACTCGACTTGTGAATTTGTCGTTTGAAATTTTTACTAATTCTTTTCATGAAAAAGACAGTGACGACCAATTTAAATACTCCAACTGTTTTTTTCGATACCATGGTGTCAATGGTTATTCCATTAAATTTATGGTGTGGGTTATCGGTGATAGAACAATTTTAAAAAATTTTATTCTTGAAAAATCAGTTGAAACTCAAAAAAAGAAATGGTTTCAATTTTGGAAAAAAAACACAATTGAATCTACAATAGAAAATTTATTAATTTCAGATAAAGACGCTACACAAATTGTTTTAGATTCTTTTACAGAGGATGTGGTTAAAAATTTATTAAACTTTTGTGAAAAGGCTTGAGAGCTTTTGTCACTTTTTCTAAATTCGTCTGCGGTGTGTTGTGATTCATCTGATGAAAATTTGAGGCATTGGTGATGATTTTAGGGCGTTCAATAAACTTTTCGACCCTAAGGCCATACACCGCACACATCACAGCGTCAGCGTGCCCTAATTCCTCTGTACGTTCAAAATCTGTGCGTGTCTTATTAAACATACACGAGCGCAGACTTTTAATCGTAAACTCGCAAGAATTGTTAATGACGATTTGCTCTTGAAAAAATGCCGAGTTTAAAGCCATAATCGCATTGTCTCTATCAACTTTAGGCGGCAGTGTCACGTGAACATTGCACAGTGTCCCTAGGTCAACTTGAGTCTGACCGTGGCAGTCAAGGAATATATGATATGACTTTACTTGATATTTGGTTTGTAACAATTTTATTGTATCACCAAGCACTATCGTATTTGTATTAGATTCAAAGACAACTTCTTCTAAAATTATCTTTTTATAATCTGTGATGCGGTGACCCCACACTTGCAACACGTGCTTATCTCTGATGCCGCCTGTGTCTCCAACAATCCAACAACACGCTGTAAACACGCTCTCGTAGCCCTCATTTGTCAAATGTTTGACATCAGAAAATGCGGGAATAATTAAAGAGCGACCATCGCGCACAATTTCGCACAAGTATTCCCGGCGAAAATCGAGACTATCCACTCCGCCATAGGCATTGATAGCGTTTTGAATTTGGTCTG